ATCTCATTTGTTCCCCATAAACAAAACCTTTGGGGCAAGCGGTATGTTTAACATCAAATATCAAATGATGCTAAACAGTATGAGCGATTTTATGAATTTCTCTGGCGGTATGTCGTACTATTATCAAATGTCTCAGTACCTAGACTTTGTGGATATGATTTTATCGGGCACTCCCCAAACCACTTTTTCTAGAAGGCAAGATCGTCTTTATATTTGGGGCGAATGGGCGTCGGGGATTAACAACATAGAAGTTGGTGATTACTTATTCGCTGAAGTCTATCAGGTTATAGACCCTAATTCACACACAAGTGTTTATAACGATATGTTTCTTAAAAACTATACTACCTCTTTGATAAAACAACAATGGGGTTTGAACATGTCAAAATTCGAAGGGATGCAACTTCCCGGAGGAGTCACTGTTAACGGAAGACAAATTTATGATGATGCTACTCAAGAATTACAAACACTTGAAGAAAAATTAAGACTTGAGCAAGAGTTACCACCCGACTTTTTTGTAGGTTAATATGACTACTAATAAATATTTTTCACAAGGTGCTCGATCTGAGCAACTCTTGTATGAAGATTTAATAATTGAATCTTTAAAAATGTATGGGCAAGACGTTTATTATATGCCCAGGGAATTAATAAACATTGATGACATTTTTAAAGACGAATCGACTTCTAGGTTCGACAATGCATATAAGATTGAAATGTATATCGAGAACGTTGAAGGGTTCGATGGTGAAGGTGATCTGTTTGCTAAATTCGGCGTAGAAATAAGAGACGCTGCGACTTTTATTGTTGCTAGAAAAAGATTCCTAAGTCAGATCGGTCAATATGAAAACGATCCAGATGACCCCAAGAAACAATACTTTAGACCGCACGAAGGAGACTTAATTTTCTTACCTCTTTCCGGTTCTATTTTTGAGATTCAGAAAGTGTTTGACGAAAACCCCTTTTATCAATTGAGGAATCTTCCTGTATTCAGGCTCTCGTGTGAACTCTTTGAGTATAGTGGTGAAGATTTCGACACTGATATTAGTGTTATAGATAATGTAGAGATATTCGATTACCAATATAAAATGACTTTCAATGATGTTGAAAATACTTTGGGCGCTTTCGATCAACAGGGTTCATTTCAAGTTGGTGAGCAAGTTTCTCAACTTGCTTCTGGCGGATGGACATTAACGGCAGATGTTACTGACTATAACGCAGCAGATAGCGATTCTAGGATATTAAGCGTGGCGCATTTAACTTCTACTGACGGACTGTTTCACTCTTTCAACACAGTGGATACGGTTATCGGATCTATAACAGGTGCCGCCGGAGTTCCTTTGTCAATTACTGACGCAGTGGATGGTGCTAATAGTTCTGCACAGAACGATATTTTTGAAACTGAATCTGACAGTCTGTTGGATTTTTCAGAATCTAATCCGTTCGGAGATCCATAATGTTAGGCGAATGGTTTTATAACGAACGAATAAGAAAATCGGTTGCTGTTTTTGGTTCTTTATTTAATAACATATTCGTTATTCGAAACGACAGTGCGGGTAACGTTATTAGTCAAACCAAAGTCCCTTTATCGTATGCACCACAAAGAGATTTTCTTGCCCGAATGGTTGCGACCGAATCCGGAGAAAATCAAGAGCGACAAATAGCAATTAAATTGCCAAGAATGTCGTTTGAAATACTTGCGATGAATTATGACCCGACGCGGCAGTTACCAAAATTGAATAAAAGAACTGTTCCTAATATCACAGGAGCAGAAAGCGCTAAACTATTATATACTCCAGTTCCTTTCAACATAGCATTTCAGCTTAACGTATATGCCAGAAGTCAAGATGACGCATTACAAATTGTTGAACAAATATTACCGTTTTTTACACCGCAATATACCGTCTCAGTAAAACCTCTTGATGGGTTTGATCTTGTCGAAGACACTCCAATAAAATTAGACGGCATGACAATGCAAGATGATTATGAAGGAGCGGTAGAGAATAGAAGAACAATTATATACACTTTAGATTTTGAAATGAAAATCAACTTGTATAGGAAAACTAATCCTTCTTCTTCTATGATTACTTCTGCAGAGTCTAGTTTGTTTGATATGGATGGTAATCTATTAACTTTCATACAGTGTGATGCAAACGTCTCCTCAGGGACCACTGGGACGGGTACAGAGGACATAGGAACAGTCAGTAATACTTTAGTACTGAAAAATACGCTGAATCCGATCGTGTCATACAGCGTTACAACTCAACCATCTTATGGAACTGCTACAGTAGATGCGTCAGGAAAATGGGTTTATACACCGAATTCTGATTTTTTCGGGGACGATCCTTTTGTTATTGGCGTTGATGTTGGACAGAATGTTATTGAATCAGTTACTATTACACCGACGATTATTTCAGCAGATGGTGATGCAGTAGATGATGTGTTCAACTGGTCCAATGATGGAACGTCTTTGGTTATGGATGTTTCTGCTAACGATACTTTCGAGACCACTGGAACTATTACACACGCTGTGCAAACGCAGCCGGCTGGCGGCATTGTTACTCTTATAGATTCTCTTGCTGGAACATTCCGATGGACACCTCCGGACAATTCGTTCACTGGATCCGTCACGTGGGAATATCGTGCCATACCAACCGAATCGCCAAATTCTGCAGAGGTGGCGACAGTCACTATAAACGTTACGTCAGCTGATATCCTGTATCCGTTAAGCAATACCACAACAGATCCTACTAACACCATTTGGAGAAATAACCACCCAACTTATCAGTGGGTTGCAAACGTTGGTATTTTAATGCCAGCAGGATCACCTATTACTGATATGGGTAGTATGCTCAGATCTAATCCAACGTTCAATGATCCTGATATTAGTTCTTGGGATGTGAGTGATGTTATTGAAATGGATTATATGCTCGAAAGTACTGACGTATTCAACCAAGATATTAGTTCTTGGGATGTCAGCAATGTTACTAATATGCAGGCAATGCTCCAAAATACTGACGCATTCGACAATGGCGGTGTGGCATTAACTTGGACTACTGGAACTGGTACTGCCAATGTCCTACGCATGGATTATATGTTCAACCACAACGACAGCGGTATATTCAACCAAGACATTAGTTCTTGGAATGTGAGTAGTGTTACTGATATGACCTCTATGTTCCGGAACCAGTCAGTATTCGATCAAGACATTAGCGGTTGGAGTGTATTGAATGCTAGTGTTGCTCTTGGCAATTCAACGCCACCTACAGACTTTGACACTGGTACAACTGCCAACTGGACAATCGCTGAGAAACCTCAATGGGGAACGAGCTAGATATAAACTATGCATAACGGATTTAAAGACAGATATAGAAGAAAAATAATCTTGGGTAGACCTCAGGTAAAGAATGTTTTACCTGATCACTTTAAATCTGCATACCCAAAATTTATTTCATTGCTTGAAAGATACTATGATTTTCTTGATGAAAACGATAGTACCGAATTGCTTCAGCACCTTTTTCAGACCCGAGATGTCACGGAAACCGATATAACTCTGTTATCTTATATTGAAGACGAGTTATTATTAGGCGAACAATATTTTGAAGGGTTTGTCGACAAAAGAGCAGCAGCAAATTTCTCTAGTATTTTATTCAGATCAAAGGGTTCGCGGTATTCGATCGAATGGTTTTTCCGTTCTTTTTTTGGCATCGATTCCGAAGTCTTTTATCCAAAAACTGACATTTTTAAACTTAATGAAGATGACTCTAGGATTGGTGCGGACTATGAAAAATATATAACAGACAACAAACTTTATCAAACTTTCTCATTGTTAGTGAGAGCATCAATTCCTATCTCACAATGGAAAGATATTTTTAAGTTGTTTGTTCACCCAGCAGGTATGTACCTTGGCGGGGAAGTGTTAGTTGAAAGTTTAGCAAGGATCACCAGAGAAGTATCAGTAGAACCGACTCAATATCTTACTCCGGTCTGGTCCTTTGCATCGGGATCTACTGATGAAGGTTCTACTCATACTCTTTTGATATCATCTAACCCCTCACCCCCTAGTGATACGCATCTGTTTTATAGAATCACTTTATCGGGTTTATCAGATGCGGCTGAGATAACAGATACAACACCTAATTTAGATATTGTCAATTACATACCTGTCGAAATCATTGGTGGTGCTGCTCAACTACAATGGGCGTTTAATGATGACAATGATTACGCCGAAGGCGATGAAATATTCACTGTAACATTTTATGATCATGAAGACCCTGTTTGGGCGAATGAACTAGGAAGTTCTACAATTACAATCGGAAACATATTACCTGTATACACGGTAGCAGTAGCAACCAATCCGATAACAGAATTGTACACTATAGCAGGAGGTTCGACCACTCAAACTATTACGGGAACGGTGACAACAACGCATCCAAACGGGTTTACGCCAGCGTTTATTTCAGAAACAGTCACGCTATCGTTTACCGGCGGACTCGCTTCGGATCCTAGAGTTTCAAATTTAGTGTGGTCGGCGGGAGAATCTGGCGCTGGCACTACTGTCGGACCTATGGACAAAGTATCTAAATCTTTCAGTTTTGATGTTGCGGGTGATGACATTTATTACGGAGCGTCCGGAATTACTGGCACCGTGAAAGCAGTAGGCACTAATCCACTTGATAACTTAGATGTTTATGCTAACTATGATTCTCCTACCATTACCGTTAACGATGCTGCGCCAGAATATTTAATAGAAACGCGCAACTCCAGTAATAATCCTATTGCATCTATTAACGAAGGCGATAGTATTCGAATTGCCCTTGATACTATTGCAAATTCAATAAACGAGAATTTGAATATAACAGTTCATCTGAGCGATCCTTCTTCAGGATCGCGTTGGACAGCTGGTGATGTTATCGGAACTATCAGTACTGCAACTGTCAATGAATTTGTAACTTATAATGTTCCATCAGATGGTTTATATAGAGGCGCGACTACTCTTACTGTAAAAGCAACTGGTGCGATATCAGGAGAAATTGCTCTTGCTACCATAACAGTTAATGACGCCGCTGCAGTTTATGATTTAATATCAGATACTACTAGTATCACAGAAGGAGAGTCAGTCAACTTCTCTCTAGGCAATGCGTCTAACGTAATAGACGGCACCTATTATTTCTGGGCAGCTGGGATGCCTACTGGTCGATTCGCAGTAGGATATCCGAATCAGAGTAGTCCCGTTGCAATCGGTATTGTAAATAACGAGATTGTCGAAGTAGATAGTTCTCCTGCTACATTTGTTACTGTTGACACTGTGGTTGATGCAACTTACTATCCCGGTCCAAGTGGTACTGTTTTCCAGGGTTTGATTTCTGTAGACACACCAGTATCAGCAGTAGATATTTCAGATAATATTACGGTTACTGATGCAGCACTCGCTTACACTGCTGGATCGTTCAATGTAGCAAGTATTGCAGAAAATGGTGGTACAGCTACGTTCACCCTTTCGGGCACCAATATTCCAGACGGCACTCTTGTTCCCTATACAATTACAGGTATCACGGCAGATGATATCGTTGGGGCATTGACTGGCAACATTACAATGAATAGTAACTCCGGAACGGTTGATGTTGTGGGAGTCGGTGATGCTAACCTAGAAAACGAAACCCTAACTTTGACTGCGGGTGGTCAATCCGATACGCTTGTTCTTATTGATGCTGCTCCGACTGTTACTTACACTGCGTCAACCAATACGCCGGTAACAGAAGGTTCTAATATACAATATACTATCGTAGCAACGCAAGTAAACGGTGCTTCGTATGAAGATGTTACGGTTACAATTACTGGCACTGCTTCGAGTAGGGTCACCGCTGGTAATTTTGCAATCACCGCAGCAGAATTTACTTCGGGTAGCGGTACGGTAACAAAGAATTACAGTGTAATAAACAATTTAGTATATCAAGGG